ACCCACCCCCGGGGGCGAATGTTATACATATATACATAACATATATGGAGGTATAAAGAAACACCCTGTATTATAAAATACAAGGTGTAACTATTCGTTAAACTTTTATTATTGCGAAGAGTTAAGAAATGATTTTTCCATTAGTATCCAGAAAATTAGGTAAATCAGGAATAACGCCAGTAGCAGTAGCATCCAGCCATTCATGATACCATTTTTCAAGTTCTTCCTTTTCTTCGGCATCCAGCATATCATACCAAACTTTTCCTCTATTAATAATAGAGAAGCATTCTTTTATTCTTTTTGTTCTTATATTTTCTTGTTCTCTACTTGATAATGTAGAATGCTTAAAAAGTTTTTTGTCTCTATAAGAATATTTTAGATAATCTTTGAAAAAGTCATCAGGAACATCTAATTCATCAATTTCTATATTGCGTTCATCCGGTTCCATATATAAAGAGTAGTTAGAATAACCAATAACATTATTATTATCATCTATTTGAATTATCATGTTATACCCTCCTTTTAACAGATTCCATATATACCTGTTAGATTTCCATCACCTGATTTTTTACTGAAACGTAGGTTATTTCCTTCTTGAAAAACATTTGTACAATAAAAATATGTTTCATCTGATAGCATTGCGGTATTTCCAACACTTCCAGCGGATATTGTTGGATAGGCCGCATAACAAAGCCCTGATGAAGTACCCGGAATACCCACGATAATGATACAAGAGAAACGCATACAATTTGAAACGGTAAAGCTTTGGGATGAACCGCTCCATAAAAGAACAGATTTACAATTGAGCCATCCAGGTAATGTTAAATTCCCATTTACATCAGCTGGCACAAATAATTTTGGTCCCGAATATGTTCCGCCTGATTTTCTGTTATAATATATTCCGTTGCTTTGAACGGTGAACACGTCTGAAACGCCTTGAGATGGAATATAATTTCCCCATGTAAAACCGAAGTCATGACCACTCCATCCTCCGTTTACTCCAAATATTCCTGCTTGTCCGGCCGCTTTAGATATGATAGCGTCTACCTTTTTGTTCATCAAATCATTGATATTGGAAGCTGTTGTATCGTTCATAGTCGTACCCCAATTATTCGGTCCAGCTGGACCCTGTGCTCCGGTATCTCCTTTAGGCCCTTGCGCCCCAGTATCTCCTTTCGGACCCTGTGGGCCAGTAGCGCCTCTGGATGGCTTACCAGTATCACTTGAGCCTAAATACCAGTTCCCATTAGAACCGATTGTAGGAGTCGTCCCTGCCGGTCCCTGTGAACCCGTTGCACCCTTTGCGCCAGTAGCTCCTGTGTCGCCCTTAGGCCCTTGCGCCCCGGGATCTCCTTTCGGACCCTGTGGGCCAGTAGCGCCTCTGGATGGCTTACCAGTATCACTTGAGCCTAAATACCAGTTCCCATTAGAACCGATTGTAGGAGTCGTCCCCGCCGGTCCCTGTGAACCCGTTGCACCCTTTGCGCCAGTATCTCCTTTCTCACCCTGAGGGCCTTGCGGACCCCGTGCTCCTACCACTTGCCCTAAATCTATTTTCGCCATACTATCACCTCTTAGTTTGTGAATAGAAAACCGAATAATACAATAGTTGCGTTAGCATTGACTGTGGTGTCTTTCGTAAATGTGATAAAGCTTGTGTCTTTCGCGGTTAAGGTGGGTGATACAACTCCGCTAATTTGAAGACGTCCCGCGCCTGGTACTAAAAGTCCATCGACTAATTGAACTACATTTTGAGATGCAGTAATAGAAATTTCTGATTCTGATGGGTTATGAAGTTCTGTATATATAAATACGACACTTCCAATTTTATAGGTTTGATATTTTACCATTTCCAGCCCCGTTTCCGGTACAATTTGCAACACATACTCCTGAGGCTTCAGAGGATTCAGTTCTTCCAAATCACCTTGAATTTCTGTAATTTCCCCATCAATTCTATCAATCTCAGAACCCAGTTCTTCAGATAGAGTTTCGATGGCCTGATTTAGCTTTTCCACCTCTCCATCCAGTCTTTCCCGCGTCACTTCCGGTGTGACATAGTTCCATTTATTATTATAAAATAGGAAGGAAGCAGAGCCATGAATAGTGATTTCACCAGAGGACAAAGCAACAACGCCATTCCCACGGATGAGAGCAATGGTATTATTTTGAATGTTCTGATGAGGAAGCGTTACCGTTTCCCCATCGAACATAGTTACATAGAAGATATTACCTTTGATAGATTCAAATTTCTGAATACTTGCCATGATTGTTCTCCTTTCTATTATACAGTAAAACTGTAGTTTTGCGCGTCTCTTCCGCCAGAACCAGAATATTCCCCAGAATCAATTGTAATCACTACCGGATTCGAACCCGTTTTGTTGTTTGTTGCCGAGATCCAGTCCGTAGTCCACGTTGCACCACCGCGCCAATTATCCTGATATACTATCAAATAATCACTTACCTTAGAAGCTCCATTTAGGGTAAGGGAACCGTAAACAGGGTAACCGTAGTACGTTTCTTGGGTTTTAACCTGTACTTCCAAATATGTCTTAAACATATAGTACAGAACACCGCTTTCTCGTTTTGACTGCACTTGGATATCCACGGTAATTGTTGGTGAGGAAGCGCTTGTACCCCAGTACGTCTCTCCCTGTGTAAGCTGAGTATAACCGCTTGCCGGATAATCTTCGGTTCCCCCACCAGGAGTAAGTCCTGAGTACCCCGCGTTCTTCAAACAATTGTAAATATATTCGGCCATAAAATCATTATCGTCCCATTGTACACGATTGAACGTAATGTTTCCGTTTTTATCGGCCGGTATATATTGAAGTGATTCTTCTAATTCAGTTCCACCGTTTCTTCTTCTGCTCCAAATTCTATTACTGGTGAACCAATAAGCATCGATTGCCTGTGTCGAACTAAAAAATGCACCGATAGTAGATCCAAAATTCTGACCCTGCCAACCGCCAGCTATATTATACATTCCAGTTTCACCGCTCGCCTGAGTTTCGATTTTGGAGATTTTAGCCGCAAGAAGGGCATCAATATCATCAGCAGTATCATTGCTATAAGTCGGTGATAGATTGTTTGCCTTATTGGCTGTACCTCCATTCGTTTTTGCCCCCGCGAACGGCCCAGATTTTAACATCTGAAGCTGTGTTGGCGTTACATCGGATGAAGTAATCTTGCCGTCACTTCCCACAATCGATACCGTATTCGGAGATAAGGGGCCGATTCTATCATCCTGTCCACCGCCACCACCGCCTTGCGTAATAGAGACAGAAACATTGTCTGACCCATTGAATGTGGTAGGAGACCCGTCTACATTGATAGTAAGAGTTCCTGCTGTGGACTTAGCGGGGCCGCCAGCAGAGGAGGAACCAGCGAATGGTCCGCCTGTTGGAAGACCGGATTCAATGGACTCCACGTCTGAGGAAATGGAGTCAAGCTGGTTTTGTATGTTGCTTTTCGCTCCATCAAGATAATTTAGCTCTGTTGAAGAAATTGGAGAGGAAACAATCTTTCCAGTTGAATCAACCTGAGCCGCTGTGTTCGGCTTCAATGTACCAATTTTGGTTCCCAACTGATTCTCAACTTCTGTGGGAACCTGTGAGGAAACTTCACTCTCTACCATAGAAGGTAATTTTAGATTAATAACTCGTTCCACTTCATTAGGGATTGTTGTGTTGGTAATGGTATTTTGGAAACTCGCCCACTGTGTTTTCAGTTCAGAAATCTGAGAATTAATAGACTCCGCGAACGCATTCCATTCACCTTCTAAGTCTGAAATTTGACCGTTAATTTTCGCTTCAAACTCTGCAATTTCCTGCTTCATCTGAGAAATCGCTTCATTGATGGTAGTCTGAAACTCTCCCCAATCTACCTTCATCTGTTCCCATTCTTCAAGAACTTCCTTGAATTTCCCTAAAATGGCATAGAGCAATTCAAGTTCTGTCATATCATCAGAAATCAGATAGGGCCAGTTCTTAAAGCACCACGCTCTAAAAGGTGTAAGACCATTCTTGTCGTATCCGTCCATATTTTTCTCCTTTCTGCAAGTTTGCAGAAGTTTCTAACTTCGGCAAATCTTGCGAAGTTTGCTTCGCAAACTTCTTTATACAATGAGACCCATGAAATTCTTTTTTAGATCCATGGTTATCATGCTATCAATATTATATATGATTTTCTGTGCTTCTGCAAGTACCGAAGGGATCGTAAAGAACCCACGTCTTCCCTGCACCTTTCTCCATTCATCTACGTTCCCGTCTGTCTTTCTGTTTGCCGTCGTATCCGTGTTCTTACTGGAAGTTCCAGAATCAGAACCGCTTGACGTTGTATCCGTGTTATCCGTCCCGGAGGTCGTACCGCTGGAATTTGAAGAAGAATTGTTTTCCTCATCATCCAGCATAGAAGCGTAGTCCCTCGCGTAGGTTCCCGATGCAAAGTTGACTTGCGGTTCATCAGAATGAAGCTTGAAACCGTTGAAATCATTAGAGGAATTAGACTGTGCTTCTGAAGAGGAGGTTCCCTCCACCTTTCCGGTGTTAGAGAATTCACTTGAGGACGTTCCCTCTTCCTTGGTATTTCCTTTGTCGTCCCTTGTTTCATCGTACTTTCGATTGAAGATATCCGTGAAATCTGTATCATTGATTAGGTCCTCAATAGAGATATCAGAAATTTCTGATAATTGAGTCAGAGCCAAGGCGTTATAATAGGGCATGATTCTGTTCAAATTCTCGTTAAGATGAAAGATCCAGCTCTGAACGGTTTGAAATCCTATTTCATATTCATAATAATATTGAAGAATCTTTTCACAAAGTGTTTGCCGATGAGACTCATTCCATATTGGGAAGTCTCTAAAAATATAGGGAACTGCTTTGGCAATCTGTTTCCACATATCCGGTTCATCTGGGTTATAGTATCGGATAATGTCAGAAACCTGCATTGTGAATGAGGCTCTACTCATCTTTTGAAGGAACATCGTCACTCCCTCCCTTCGATTGCTCGGGCTGGCCTGAAATATAATATTCATCCGCATTGGTAATGCTGGAAAGAATTTCAGAATTGAACCGAACCTGAATATTCGTACCCGCCAGCTTATTAAACTTCTCGAGCATTCTCTCCCTTGGCTGTAAACGGGCATTTCTATAGATTTCAATCGGCTGTGTATTGGAATTGACTTCATCCACTACCATTCTTTCCTTCTTATCTTTATCACCGTTTTCGATACCCAGAATGGTAAAGATATCATTCCAATATTGATGAGACTGAATCTGAAGCTTGTCTACCACATAAGGCGCGTTTGTATTCAGCACATCAAATTGCTTCATGTCAAGGATTCCCTCCACACCCACAATCACGCTCATATTGGAATCAATCTGGTCCACTGCATTTCTAACAGTCAGCTCGTTCTCTTTGTCCGTCACAACAATGACGGGAGTCTTCTGTGCGTGAATGTTCACATCCATGGTTCGATAGAGGTCGGTAAGTCGTGGTATATAGTCCATCAATAGACCATAGGTGGAAAGACCACGTTTCGATAAGTCATAACAGCATACCCCATTGTCCGGAGTAACGTTGAAATTATAGCCATGAAACCCAATCGCCTTACCAGAGGTCGGCCATCCATACACATCATAATCTTTCCGGGATCCCCCAAGACCGAGAATCATATCCCCATCCTTGAATAGCCATGCGAACCCATCATAGAATAGCTTGCGTTCAAAGAAATACGGATTAAATGTATCCGGTGCATTCTCATAGATGAATGAATTGACGGCCAATAATTCAATCATATTCTGAACGCGGTCGAACGTCCAGACGTTTGACCAATTGGCAATATCACGTAGCTTGTTTCTGTTCCTCGCCATTTCCTACCACATCCTCTCTGAATCCTTTTACGCTTGGCGAATTGTCAAATGAATAGTTGCCAACCTGAACAATACCATCATTGACATGCCAGAACGTGATTCCGTTATCAAATATGCTTTTGATTTTTGCCGCGTCGTTAAAAGGAAGATAACCACCCAATTTACATCCTTGCGTTTTTATGAAATTCCAATATTTCCTACTATCCAGATTCGGCGTTTTAATTTCATTTACCGCATACCCGTATGCCCAGAGGAAGTCATCAATGATTTTCGCATACTCTTTAGATACAGTGTAATGATAAACGTTGAATCCCTTGATTGACAAAGAAATATTTGCAGAGCCTGAACCGGTTCCTCGTACTTGGTCGGCTTTTGTCTCTATTGCGTTCTTTCTTGCCAGAGCGGTTCTTGCATCGTTGACAGAACTAGCGACCCCATAAGCTCCGCCAAGAACCCCTGATACGCTTCCACTTGTTAAAGAAAGAAGAGTGTTAGCTGCTGCTGTAATTGTGGATATCAAATTCTGTTGCTGTTGAATCTCATACACTTCCCCGTGCATCGCGGTCCATGCCTTAAAGGTATCAATGGTATACGCGCATTGCGGATAGTTGGATATGTTCATCTTCTCCTGATAATTCACATCCTGATTCTTATAACCGAGCGGAACCATTGTTATAACAGGAGAAGCAGAACCACTCCCCCAACAGCCAAGTCTGAGCTGTTTTTGATTTTCAAAAAACTCTACTTTTAAAGTTGCGGTTAAGCCCTCATTATTAGTGACTACCCAAAAGCTATAAGGATAGGTGTACATTTTGTAGCATCTTGGCGTGTAGCCATCCAGTGTTAAAGGAAGGTTCGCGGTTAAGTTGCTTACCGCAACACTACCCGCGTTAAATGTATTGGTAACAAATTTCGGACACATAAATATAGAAGCAATACCCTCAGATTTATTCTGCTTTGTAGCTTCGTTTAAAAAATTATTGAGCGCAAGAATCCCTTCAGTATCCGTGTCGAAGACATTATAATGAAGGCCAGAATAAATATTGGAATACATTCCACCTTTAGCATCCTCGAAGGAACCGCTTCCCGCATCGAACGTGAAAGAAGCCGCGACAACAATTGACATTTCAGTCAAGGACGGGTTCCAATCACCATCCGCGTCTGAATATACAAAATCGCCTGTTTCCAGTTCCTCATCAATAATTGCATCCCCAACAATATCCGTTGTTGTGTGTTCTCGCTCCACAAAGCAATCCCTAAGAAGCCATTCAAATTGCCAAGACTGCATAACGTCAATTTCAAACGTCACAAGCGTCATACTTGGGGATACGTATTCCAAACCCGTTATGAAAGCAAACCACCACTTATCATTGTAGTTCGCGTTCTTGAACATAATATAATTATATCTGCTTAATTCATCAGAATTGACAGGAACACGGATTGTATCCGTGTTCACTGTCCTGACTTCTGTAAATCCGTCGATGGTAATTCCACTCAGACTCTCAAAATAGGAATATTGCGCGGGCATATCTGTGAAACGCAAGGTATCCGTATACGAGTTATCTAATGGAATTTGTAGAAATCTAATTTCTCCAATTGGAGTTTTTGGTTGAACGTTCATTTATGCTGGACCCCCCCGCTTGGATTATTCCGGTGTGTATGGATTATCGTAGTCCGCATATAGATGCCCACCTTCGATGGAGAAAGTCGGACTAATACCATCCTTACCAGCTGGACCGGTTGCGCCAGTATCGCCCCTTGCGCCCGTGTCACCTTTTGGACCCTGAGCGCCCGTGTCGCCTTTTGCCCCTGCTGGACCCTGAGGCCCCACAACCTGACCCAAATCTACTTTTGCCATTTCTTCTCCCTCCTTATAGAATGCTATTAAATGTCCGTTTTCCACATCAAAATGATCGATCTGCTGATATTCAGAATTTGTGTTATATGTCACGATTAAATGCCCTTCTTCCAACACAGCTCCGGAAATATCCAGACTCCTCTAAGCCAGAGTGACAGAAGCTGTCTTCGCGGTGGTTCCATCCTGATTCGCGACCGCTCGAACCGTAATGGTAGCCGCGTTCTCATCGGGTGCAATATACAATAGACCATTTTCATTGATATACGTGTTCGGGCTGTTTTCTCCGGAAATTTCCCAAGTTACACTCTTGTCAATACCGACGCTTCCCGTAACCGTTGCGGTGAACTGATAAGACTGGCCTTTCTTGTACTGAGTTACCGATGCCGGATTAATTGTTACAGCAGTGACCGTCATTTCTGCTGTCGAGAATGCAATCAGCATGCCAAACGGCGAGTCGCTCATAATCTTATGATGATGGTACCAGAAGAACTGCATCATAGTTTCTCCGATATTCGCGGATTCAGACTCAATCACCGTATCCAGAACCATGAGCTTGTCCTTACTCATCATCATAATGGAAATCGTATTGAGGAATGTTTCCTCATCCGAAGTAAAACGACGATACCAATTCTTGTCGGGGAATAGCTGCTCCATTCGCTCGTATTCCTCTTCAGTAGGTACCAGACGGTCGAACCGTTTCTGGACACCGCTCCACTCTACCTTATTCAGGTTAAAGGCATTCGCCAGTACATTGACATTCTGCACGGCCTTAGCACGCGGTGTCATGATAACCCATTGTTCAGACTTTGGAAATGTTCTCAATACGCCAGCCGCGTTATAATCCCTGCTCATGAAGTCCAGATCATCAGAAATCGCAAGAATATCCTCGGCCACATCCGACGCGTTATCTTTTGTGATCACGTCAATATGATTAATTTTGGCATGTCCGTCTACAATGTTTCGAGCGACAATGTAGCGCATTGCCAGATACTCATCATACTGTTCAGAAACTTCAGCGCGGGAAATCAAGTTGCTCAAAAGGTCCTCCACGCCAGAAGCATAGGAGAATGCCTTCCTCAGCTCGAACCTGCTGATGGGAATCTTATAGAATGTCTTATAATTGATGAAATGCAATGCCTCTTCTACCTTTGGCTTGTCCCAAGCAAAGTATTCATCTGCTCCTGCATTCGGATTATACAGATGGGGCATTACAATCTCAACGAATGCTTCCCTTGCGATTTCACCATACTCCATCGTACCGAGCTTTGCATCAGCCCATTCATTATAATAGATGGCTGATTTGATGATAGTTAAGCCGATGGCGTTTAACATTCCGACAAACTGATTGCGGATATCCGCGTTTCCAATAATCGCTGTTCCGATTCTCTGAAGGTTTGCATCACTTCCATCTGCAATCGGAACAGAAGTTGCATATCCTCCGCCTAACGAATTTCTAATTGCGTTTAGAATATCCGTAGACGTGGCGGACAATACTGTTGTGTCCCTTGACGGGATCATTGCCATTACAGATCACTCCTTTTTCCAAATAGATTTTGAATTGTGATTGTTTCTTCTTTGCTTGGTTCCTCTTCTTGAGGATCTACTTCTTTTTCTTCTTTTTCAAAGGACGTTCTACCCTTAAAAAGAAGATCCCTTCTTGCTTTTCTCTCGTCAGAAAGCTGTGTTGACAGCGACTCATATTCACTAATTCCCGCGTCAAAGCTTTCTCGCAAGGCTTGCAATTGAGCCAGTTCCTCATCATTCAAGCCTTCTCTTACAAAAGGCTCAAACTTGCTAAATAAATCCTTATCCATTATGACACCTCATCTTAGCCTATCAAAACGTCGTAAGTAATACATCCAGTTCATTTTCTTCCCCATAACAGGACCGGGACCGGGGGCGATATCGGGATGATACACGAACCCATTCAATGTGGAATCAGCGCGCCAGATATATCCGTTAGAAGCGTACAAACGTTCGGTATAAAAATACGTTCCGTTGTAAGCACTATTTGAAGTCACAATGCTGTTCACACTTCCATCCGCATTGTATTCAATTTCCTCCACAATAGCGACATGTCCGCCGCCTTCATAGTCCCATGAAACATTAGCGCCCAATCGTGGAATCATAGGATCATGCTCATAGCCAGCTTCAATTCCCATCTGATACCAATCCTTACCATCGTTATATCTGGTAAAATTGAATGGTTCAGAGGACCCCTGAAGCTCATACCATCTCCCTAACGCGTAACATGTACAGTTAGGCATACCATAACCGCTTTGGTAGTAGACGTTATCCGCATACCAATACGGGTTATTGAGGATCCCATCATCTGTGAGACGTGGTACAAAATCAGCCATTATACACCACTCCCTAAAAGACTATTCCACGTTTCCACGCCGCAAATACCGTCCAGCTTCAGATTGTTAGCGATCTGGAAAGCTTCCACTGCTGCTTGTGTAGAAGACCCGTATACGCCATCAATTCCATCCGGACCCAAGTCATAATCCAGCATATCCAGAATGAACTGAAGCATCAGAACCTGCTTACCCTCATCTCCACTGCTGATTTCTTTTGGTTCAAACATAACCTGAAGAATGGCATTCTTTTCATCACCAATACCGCCATTCAATGCATACGTGCTTTCTTTCTCCATCACTGCACCTCCATTCTTTCATATAGCTTCGTAAGGATATTTGTGTTGTTATCAAGGCTCTCTTTTAACAACGCGATTTCTTCTTTATGCGCGTCCTTCTCGTCCATCAATGCTCGCCACATCAAAAGAAACGCGACGATAGGGAACCCAATTGTTGAAATTGACTGCATAATAGCATCCATTACTTCCATCAGCATCCCTCCTTCATGTTAATTTTACCATATTGACAATAAAAAAGCAAGCCCCCACTGAATCAAAAGGGGCTTGCCATAAGGAAAAAATGTTCATTTACAGGGCAACTATATTATAGCATGATTTATGATAGATATCAATACCTTCTATTATATTTTTTCGCTGGCTTCTTTTCCTCTTCTTCTGAAGATGGAACTTTCGCGTTATGAATGAAGTCAAATTGTTCCGCGACAACGTTCGTGAATGTCCTTCGGTTCCCGTTTTCGTCCTCATAATTGGAAACGTCAATTCTACCTTCAATTAAAACGCGGTCTCCCTTATGGGTGTAATGACCGAACACGTCTGCTCTCTGTCCAAACATGATACACGGCACGAAAATCGCGCTCTTCTCGCCCTCCCGCGCGTTATAATGGTCTACCGCAACCGTGAATCGGCAAATCACCGTGTCATTCGCGCCCGTTCTGTTGTCCGGGTCCGCCGTTAATCTTCCTTGTAAAATCACTTTGTTCATACTACATCCTCCTAAAATATTATTACCTTGGAAAGGTATCTTCATTATATCATACAACTTGCTAGTTGTAAATAGGTTTTAAATAAGTTGAAACTTTCTGATAATTTTAAGTCTCCATTCCTGTTTTGGGCGGAAGAATCCTCTTCTGTCTTGCATCTAATACATCCATCCCATAGAAATAGGCGATTGTGTTATCTGTGTAGAACGTCGGTTGTTTTAAGCTTACAGCATCTTTATATGCCGTTAGAATGAAATCTTTAGATACTGCATTTCTGCTAATAATGTTTTCAAATTCGGGATTGATATAATATATGTATTTTGAAGATAAAGATCCGTTTCCGTCGTGGGTTACCACGTTGAACGTCTTTTTCCCATCCGTAAAAGAATGGACAAAATACATCTTGCCAGCCAGTGATACCCTAAAAAGAATAACATGTTTCAAATACTTATTCTTTAATAATAATTTGTATTGACTAAAGTCTATTAGAAATTCATCGTCTGCAAACTCGCCAGTAGTTGCGATTTCATTATGAGTTACCCGTAAGACCCTTGGAATTTCCTGCTCTGCTTCATAGCTCATTTCTGCATATTCGACACAAACCCTTGCTCCATCCGTGAAACCCGGTACCTGCAAATACCGAATATCCCCCGGTCGAATGTGCATCTTATCCACGTCAATCCCAAAATAATCAAAATATATATTATGCTTCTTTATGACATTTCCGATAAACCATACCCTGATAGAACGATGCCTACATATGGTAGACACGAGAGATAGAAGCAAGTTAATCTCATTCGGGAGATAATCTAGGTCGGATGCTGGCACAAATTCCTCAAACACTAAATTATCAAGCTTTGGGAAATTGGATGATTTATATTTATGCTGATTAAATAACGAGAACGCAAAACCGACTGTTTCATTCCCAATAAACCAATTTCCATGCTCGTAGATGATTTCATTCCCTGTTATATCCTGAATGTAGTCTTTTACCCCACCCGGAAACCAATCATTCAATAAGGAAGCTTTCATATCGGATTCATATCGGCACACGCGTCCGAACTGGATACCCTTGGTATACCAGTCATAAAATAATGCATCCTTACACACACTATAGGATTTCCCGTTAGAGCGGCCACCAAAAATAAAATTGTATTCACATCCGCTGTCATAGACTCTTTTGCAATTATAATATTTCATACAACATCTTCCTCCTTGCATTTTACTTCAAACTTATCACGATATTCAAACCCATATCCTAAATCTGTTTTGTAGATCCATATTGGAAAACAGGAACGGGGATCCACCCAAGAATCCTTTTGAAACTTTAATAATTGATACAGAAACATTGAATTCAACTTGCTGTTGGTCGCTAAAATCGTATAATCAGCCCCTACCAGTTGGACCCCGCTATATTCATGGACCCATCCCAATGTACCATTTTTGTCGCATACCTCCTTATCAAATCTTGCGTTGCCATAGATAGAAGCTAACTTGCTCGTGACGCTTCTGTCTATTATAACATTCGGTCTGAAATAATTTTTGCATAAGCGTTCAAAACTGTTATCACAATATGTATGATAGAAATATGTATACATTTTGCTCCCCGAACGTTTATTGACTCCTGATATCGTGCACTTTACAGAGTCTCCCTCTAATACAATATATTTCTTCGCACCCCATGTACAGAACCAATCATAGGATGGTTCCTCATCCATGGCCCCAATATTATACCATTCATCTAATCCTTTCACAAACCTCCTGAATAATTCATAACATTGTTTCATAACCTTTCTTACCCCATCTTCATCACCATGCACCTTCAAACTATCTGTATCCCAATATATAACATACGCGTTTGTGTGCACAAAAAGACAGTAGGTGTATATCGCCAGCGAGAGACGAGAGAACGCCGTGATATGGAGTCCTACAATGAAGTTGCGCATGATTCCCTTCTTTTTGATCTCACTAAAATCCGCCTCCTCAGAGCTGTACATCATGCCTAGCCTGTCATCCCAATCCATATGAATATCATCTTTTAATATCTTTTCCACATTGATTCCATATTGACCGTTTAAGTGTCCTTTGGATTGCATGTATAATTCATGGATCTGCTCGGCAAACTCATCATAATTTGATTCTTGTAAACTCATCAGCACTTCGATGTTTTCCTCACTCATAATAGGCTTCCCATCCTTATAAAACTCTTTCCTGTCAATAGGCTTCCCTTCTTCTGTCTTCGCATGAATCGGTTTTAGGTTTGCCTTTAGGTTTAAATACGCATAATTCGTATTTCTCAAATATTCATGAACCTTTCGTATTTGACTCGCCACGAACAAACGTTTGCAATCCTCAATTTCAAAATCGTAAAATAGTGAATAAGCAAGCAGGTCCACTGCTGTTGCCTTTAATTCCAGGCGCTTTGCAGAAAATACCCGTCCATTAATCACCAACGTTTGAGAATGAATCCGTTCCCCCCATCCCATCTTTATGATATCTGTTTTAGACTCTGATATCAAGGCCATCTGGTTAGATTTCTTATTTTTCCCGTCTTTCCCGTAAAACTTCTTAATCTTTACATCTTTCAATATAACCTCCGCCATGAAATAAAACTGGACCGGCCTTCGCCAGTTCCTAAACAAACCATTCTCAATACGCCCATATTTCATATTATAGGTTATATTTCTTTCGTGCAAGTCTCGTACCGTCTCTTTTAGTTCTGCATTGTACTCCACAAAATGGTAAGGAAACTCCCGTTGCACTGTAGACGCTGGATAAGAGGATCCAAAATCAAATGACATGCACCCTTTTACCGGGACGCCTACAAAAGACGGATTAGCCGCTACAAAAGCGCCACAAAAGAGATCCTCCAGCCATTCCACTGTCTCTTTAGAATCGGGAAGCTCTCTTCTACATTCCGCCAGATACAGCTTGCTCAATGAGGATTCTTTTCTCTGTTTTCCGCTTTTCAAAAATACCTTTTTATTAATTGTTTCTTCCTTTAAGTTATTCTTTCTTGTGAAGGACGTATACGTATACACACTTAAAGCATCCTCTAAAGAATGAATCCAGTCATACTTCTTATACCCTGAAACAATCGCTAAAAGTGTTAAGAAGCAATCTCTTCTATTATATTCATATTCCACTTCAGGTAATTCAGAAAACCAAAAGTATTTCTCAGAATAGTCAATATCAAGCTTCTTATAGCCAAGTCTTTCACCCAAAGCACGCAAAGAAGCGTTCAGGAGCCTTGCTGAATCTCTAAATTCAATATTTCCGCAAGCTATCTTCAATGGTTTATTCGGTTCTGTATATAATGAATTGTCATCATCATAGGTGTTATGACAAAAGACAGAATTTTTATAGAAGAATGTCCATTCATAAGCCAGGTTATGAATAAAAATGACTGTTTTATAACCACTATTATTTATATCTATCAGCATTTCATCAAGTTCATTATATGTTCTATAAAACCCATGAAACCGCGCTTTCTCTTCAATGTTTGAATAGTTGATATTTTTGAAATCTTCTGATAAATTTAATGAAGCCATGCTTCCTAAATAAAGCACGGCCCCTTCTTCTATATCCGTTGTCTCTATGTCTGTCACATAGATATTCGGATTATATTCCAGTTTCCCCATTTAATTCATCTCCTATTGAAAGAATGGCGCGGATAATAGATCGTCAATCATCTTGATCAATGCTTCACCCGATTCTTTATCCGATTCAGGAATCTTTCCTTCTCGAATAAAGTCTCGAACTTGACCGGACAATTCTCTAAAATAATCCTCCACTACTTGATCAGAAGGACGATTATACTTGGCTCTTCGCAAAGCGTCCATTGCGGAAAACAAATCATCCACCACATTGAAGCCAAACCTTTCTGCTAACTCTCTAATCTGATTAAATGTTTTCATGTCAATCTTATCTGTGAAAACACCCGACGCAAATATATTATAAGCCCTATTAATTGCTTCACGGCGAATGCCACTGATTCCAACAGGTTTCACACGCTCTTGCAATGCGTCTTGTAAATCCAACACCATCTGTTTTCCAGAACGTCTGTTCGCTTTTAGCATTTCCTCAGTCTGTCTTATATCCCGGATTCTTCCCTTAATCTCCTTTGTTTCTCGTTCGGACAGAGATTCTTTCTCTAATACCTTTTTAAGCCTTCTTCTCGCGGCTCCCATGCTTTCCAGCTGTTTATTCCTCAGCGCGTTTAAGCCCCGCTTTACAGCTGGATCCCTTAAATCCAATTCGAATAATTTTGAAAGATTCTTTCTTAAATCCACACTCCACGAATTCTTACCCGTCTTTTTAATTGGAATTCCATATTCCTTCAAGCGGTATACGTCCTCATTCCAACGTTGTCTTCTGTCAATTCTCTTCGCCATGAGTTCACCCCCATAATATAAAAGATGGGCGCTGAGTGAACCACGCTCAGTAGCATGCATTACCCCGTGTATGGGGTGGTTCCCACATGCTGTTTATCGCCCATCCTTATTTTCAAATTATATCATAAAACGCGATCAAAATACAAGGGAACAAGTGTTCTTTTGTTGGTTCAAAAAATATTTTTCAAGCTAGGTTTTGACCCTGATTTCAGAGTTTTTAGAATTGTCACACAATGCAGGCACGCTTTGAGCTATGATATACTTAGTTGTATGTATATTATGGTTCTTCGACCTCAGAAGAGAGCTCTTCATACTCAATCACATTTATCATCCCAAAATCATACAGAGAACAAATGTATCCATTATAAAATCCAAGATTATAACGCTCGTCAACACCATCGTGATACTTTTCAACTCGCTTAGCTAAATCGTCTATGCAATAAATATCAATCCCGATACTCTCCAATTTCTGAATATTCTTTTTAGTCATTTTCTACGCCTCCATTCCTATCAATGTAGACCATGGAAATATCAATATCAATATATAATTCATCTCGATAAGCTACAATGGCCTCTACATTAGAATCCAATATATCATCCGATAGTTCCTCTAATGGATCCCCTCTGCTTAAACTATCTTCAGTAATATCAATGTAAAAGTAGTAACTCTCTTCACACTGCGCATTGATTCGAATCCTTACAGACGGTAACAAATCAATACTTAAAATATCTCTCAATGTCATTCTTATCATCCTTTCTTGCATGATAGATGCAGTAGATTAATTGCCATAGTTTACCAATACCATATATAATGGCCATTAAAATTCCTATGACGCTCACAATAAACAAAAAACATAATGAAACTTCATATAAAGCACTCAGCATATTATTCTCCTTTTTTCTTTATGTCAATTCTAACAATATCCTTTACCCTATAGATAGTATACTCGCGTTCTTCATCATGAACAACTATCTTCTTCGCCCTTCCGGCCTCAACGTCCTGCACAAACGGTTCACATATATCAATCATCAGTTTTCACTCCATTCCTTTTTAATATTGCCTTTTCCAGATTCTTATAAGAAATCTGGTTTAATTCGCTTTTTAGCGGTAGCTGTCTCTTCTCATCATAAACCTCTTCAGTGTATAGGATCATGCCACAATGCCTGCATTTCTGGCAACGAATGACATCACCATTCTCACGATGCACCACCTTCACGACGTTAGCTTTTTCATGGCAATTCGGACAAGTCATTGTTAATAACCTCCATTTCTGAATTATATATTTTCATGTATTCCATGATTGCTGTTTTAATATACAGTGTTCTTGATCCTTTATCAAACATTTCTATAAATTCAATAATATCCCTATCCTTCTCTTCGTTCAATGATATGGAAAAAACCTTTCTCATAAAATACCCATCCTTTCTTTGAAAATGCTTAAAATGAACAATATTAAATTGTATGATTTCTAACTGTCTGAAAATGATTGAAAAATAATATTCAAAATTGAAAAAATTTTTCAAGGCCGGTTTTGTCTGTTCGAGTCCGATTTTCAGAATTTTCACACAATTCAGACACGCTTCTAGGTATAATATACTTAGTTTTATGTATAATCTTCATGTACATAAAAACCAACTATAAATTTCTTCTTAATAAATACACTATTCCCGTTGACAGGAGATATATAAATATAATCTTTTTCGTCGTTATAAGCTTTTATAACATTACTCATAACATCTTCCACGGTTATATCTGAATACTGTTTATCCTTATAAATACGTATTGTAAAATTTACATATTTTGTAGTAAACACTACTTCTACAAAGCCCATTTTTCCTTCACCTCCTTTATGATGTCTATATGATATCACAAATATATTAGAATGTAAATAGGTATAGAAAAAGAAGTAATATTCTAAAAACGCTCTATTGCATTAGTGTAGTAAAGAATCGGGATAAAGAAATAGGCCCCTCAACGGGTGCCCATCTCTTCATCTTCTTCTATTAAATCGTTCAATTCTTCATAGACTTCTGGCGTTATAATATCCGCCTGATACAATGCAAGAACATAACCCCTATAGTTTTCAATTAACCTCTGTTGCATCACTGGATCATCAATTTTTGTGTTTGTCAATATAAAATGTGCTGTAGATAGCCTATCTGCTATCTTTTCGACGCTCCTTTTTGTTTTTGGCTTAAATCTCTTGACTCTTAACCAGTGATAAAACATCCATTTGATACTCTCCTTATACATGCTAAACCCTTTCCGCGCTTTTAGCTTTCGCCCAGCTTGTATGATATCGGATGCTAAGCGCTTCACAGCGCTGGCTTCCTTTATCTTGACTATATTATAGCAGATCTTTGTTTACCTGTCAATAGGTTTTTGAAAACTTTTATAAGAAAAAACCCCGCTTGCGCGGGGATGCATCAATATTTTTCAGTCTGCAGTAGGTCAAAAACATTATACGCTGATTCTTCCAGTTCATAGAAATCAATCTTATTGATAATGTTCGCTCTACATAATGCATATAAGTAAGTAGAATATTCAATATAACATTCCTTTAATAAATACACGTGATCAATATAGTAATGCCCTTCCCGGATTAAATCGTATGTTTCAAAATATTCATCAAACAGACGATTTGTGTATTTACGTAAATCATATTTCAATAATTCTGTAATGTCCATATTATTGATATAATCAAGTGTTTCTTTGCGTGTCATGGTTAATCCTCCTCAATTTGAATAGTCCTATTCTTATAAATAGTTGCGCCGTACTTCATGCGAATTTCTTCCATTTTCAGCTTACTTCCGCCTCTCACGTGGCGCGGGTTCGGTGTCCAGTACCACCGCTTTTTACCGCCAGAAAACCGAAAACCCATTGATTTCAATTTATCCTTATTTTGATACGTATTTTCATTGAAAAGCCATATCCAAGAACCTACTAACTCGCATGAAATGTTCATTGATAGAATATCACGTATAATGGAATCAATAGTGAAATCCTCTTTTTCCATTTTTACGTTATTCCTACTTTTATACATTTCATATGCTTCTTGTAAGTCTTGCATATCCTCAGTGCTTCCGCCTGCATCCGGATGGGCTGTTTTCGCCAGGCGGATATATATCCGCCTGGCTTCTTCTAATGATGAACAATCATTAAAATAAGTATAATATTTATTCATCTTCTTCCCTTTCTATGCTTTTAGCTTTCATCCAGCTTATACTTGATATCGGATGCTGTCCGATTTCTTTATCTTGATTATAGCAGATCTTTGTTTTTCTGTCAATAGGTTTTTGAAGAAAAATAAAAGAAGTAATATTCAGACAATTTTATTCACTGCTATATTTATGTACTTCTGTATACGCTTTAATATGTAGGACCTTCAGTATTCTAAAATTGTTATACTTATATGAGTTTTATAATAAAATGCATCCTTATTTTCAAAATGATGAATCCATATTTTTAGTTTGCATTATGATATACCTCCATATATGTTATGTATATATGTATAACATTCGCCCCCGGGGGTGGGT